CAGGTTTAAGTGGTATATCAGGTCTAAGCGGTACTTCAGGCTTATCCGGCTTATCAGGTACATCAGGACTTTCAGGTACATCAGGCTTAAGTGGTACTTCAGGACTTTCAGGTACATCAGGCTTAAGTGGTACTTCAGGTTTATCAGGAGCAACAGGTCCTGTAGCAGGAGCAGCTAACCAAGTAGTTTATAAAAATGCATCTAATATTGCTGCGGGATCAGCGAATTTAACATTTGATGGTTCTGATTTAACTGTTTTAGGTCATATAACAAGCAGTGGAGATATACAAGTTAATAACCTAACAGTAGGTAGAGGAGCAGGAAATAATGTCTATAATACTGCTGTTGGAAAAGATGCTTTAAAGGTTAATACTATTGGTGTATTAAATACTGCTTTAGGATATGAAGCTTTAGTACGTAATACTGTAGGCGATCAAAATACTGCCATTGGCCAAGCAGCTTTACAATTCAATGAATCAGGAAGTGGTAACGTTGCTATAGGAGCAGCAGCTGGTAATACAGGATCTCCAAATTCAGGATCATATTCAGTATTTATAGGAATTAATAGTTCTCCACAAGCAGAAAATCAAACTAATCAAATTGTTATAGGACAGGGTGCACAAGGTAGAGGTTCTAATACAACAGTAATAGGTAACTCATCTACCATTAGTACAAAATTATTTGGAACTATAACAGGATCAGGAGCACAATTTATTTCTCTATCAGCAGGAACAACTGAAGATAGAATATTAGTATCAGATACTTCAGGAAATATAGTTTATAGAACTAATTTAAGTCTGTCAGGCTTATCAGGAACAAGTGGTCTTTCAGGCACTTCAGGTTTATCAGGCATTTCAGGTTTATCAGGCATTTCAGGTTTATCAGGACTAAGCGGTACTTCCGGTTTATCTGGTGAATCAGGTCTCTCAGGAACATCAGGTCTTATAGGCATACCAGTATTTACTCCTGTATTTTCTAATACTTCATATGGTGCTGACTCTTCAACATTTATAAAAACAGGAGGTGGAGCTTTTGATCCATATGTATCTTCAACTCAAGGATATGTAAGAGGAGCTTATACAACAGCTAAAGCTACATCAAATACAGTATCTGTAATTTTTGGTTTAACTGAAACTCCGTCTAGTACTGATCCTAATGATATAAATTTTGGATTTATATTTTATGATAGTTCTGGAGATTTAGATGTAATTGAATTAGGTACAACACTTAGTTTATCTTTAACTTATACTACAAGTGATACTTTATATATTACTTATGATGGTTATAATATTAGGTATTATAAAAATAGTACTTTAGTATATACAACTCCTAGATCAATAGGGAATCCATTATATTTTAATTCAAATTATAATACAAGTAATGAAGGTGTTACTAATGTAGGTTTTGGTCCTATGGGTGAAGCTGGAGCCTCAGGAATATCAGGCTTAAGTGGCGAATCAGGTATATCAGGCTTAAGTGGTACTTCAGGTCGTTCAGGTCTAAGTGGTATTTCAGGCTTATCAGGTATTTCAGGCTTAAGCGGTACTTCAGGTCGTTCAGGTTTATCAGGACTTTCAGGTGTATTAGCATTAACAGGTACAACAGATAATGGTGTAATCACTTATATAAATTCTTCAAATTCAGGTCAAGTTGAATCTGCTTTAACCTTTAATAATTCAACATTAACTGTAAATAGTATAACAGTTGGTAGAGGAGGAAGTGGGGATTTAAGAAATCTAGCAGTTGGTTACCTTGCACTTAATAACAACCTGGGTTCAGCAATAGGAAACACAGCTCTAGGTTATTTCTCATTACAAAGTAACTCACTCGGTATATATAATACATCAGTTGGTGCAGAAACTATGCCAAATAATACTGTAGGAGCTGAAAATGTAGCTGTAGGATGGGGAGCAATGTATTCTGGAATAGGAGGATGCAATAATGTAGCTATTGGATGGGCAGCAATGTATTATGCTACTAGTTCAACTACATCAGTGACAGTAGGAAATACAGCTATAGGATTTGAATCTTTAGCAGGAGGAATAAACCCAGCATTAAATACAGGAAATTATAACACAGCTGTAGGATACCAAGCTTTACACGTTTTAACATCCGGAGCTTACAATACAGCGGTAGGATCTTTTGCCGGTAATTTATTAACTACAGGTGGTGGTAATACTCTTATAGGATCTGGATCCGGAGAATCTATAACAACAGGAAATTATAATACAATTATAGGTACATATGCTGGAACTACGGCTTTAACTTCTACAGTAGTTTTATCAGATGGTTTAGGTAATGTTCAACTATATGCTACAGGAAGTAGAGTAGCATTTGGCAAAACAGCAACTCCAAATGCAACTGTAGATATTACAGGTAGTGCTATAATTACAGGCTCATTAACAGTAACAGGAAATATAGTAAATATTTTAGGTAGTGGATTTGTAAGTTGTAGTTTATCAGTAAGTGGATCAACCGCCTCTCAAAGAGCATTCATAGCAGAATTTAAGAATGTAGACGGCTCAGCATTAAATAATCCTCGACAATTAATACATTGGTGGACTTCAGCAACTCAATATGGAGCAGCATCAGTACCCGCTACAGCAGCCGCTACTACATACACTACAGTATCAGGAAGTCAAGTAGTAGCTAATACAACAGGTTCAATTAATCATGCTGTAACTAATACATCCGGTGTATTTGCTGTGCGATTAGCAACAACATCTGACGCTGGATCTGTAACAGTATGGTTCCATACAGAAGTACAAGGTATAATATATTCAACAAGTACTACATTATTTAATGTTAGTACATAATTAAAATAATATAAAAGTCATGAAAATAGAAAAATTAACAGAACAAGAAATTTCATCAGTAAAAGAAATTCAAAAATTAAGAGCAGAAGTAATTGATAAATACGGTTTAATTGAAATGTCAATTCAAGATTTAGAATTACAAAAGCAAGAAGTAACTAAAGAATTTAAAGAACTTAAATCAAATGAAGTAATTTTAAGTAAAGAATTACAATTAAAATATGGTGTAGGAACCATTAATATAGATAGTGGAGAATTCATTGGAAACGAATGATTTTAAGACTCTTTAACATATTTATAATAAACATTAAACTTATTAACAAATAACATGGCAGAAACATTAATTTCCCCTGGTGTATTAGCAAGAGAAAACGATTCATCGTTTATCAGACAGCAACCAGTTTCAGTAGGTGCAGCAATTATAGGTCCTACAGTTTTAGGTCCTATCGAAATTCCAACTATTGTTACTTCATATAGTGATTATTTAAATAAATTTGGAGGAGCATTTCAAAGTGGTAGTGATAGTTACGCTTATCTTACTTCACAAGCGGCATTTAATTACTTTAACAACAATGGTACTTCATTATTAGTAGCTAGAGTAGTAAGTAAAAGTGCTGATTGGTCAGTAGCAACAAGTACAACTATTGGAAGTATCGGAGCTACAGGTTCAGCAACTATTGTATTAAATACAATATCTAAAGGTACTATCATGAATAGCTCATCTAGTTTAGATTTAAGCGGTTCATTAACTTCTGGTACAGAAAATAACGTTAGATGGCAAATATTAAATTCTGATACATCATCAGGTACATTTAGCTTATTAATTCGTCAAGGAAATGATAATACAAATAATCAAACTGTATTAGAAACTTTTACTAACTTATCATTAGATCCATTTGCTCCAAACTTTGTTTCAAGAGTAATTGGTGATCAAGTACAAAATTATAGTCCATCAACAAATCAAATCGAAACTTCAGGTTCATATTTCAATGGATCACGTTATGTATATGTAAGTGCAGTTAATAACTTAACTCCAAACTATTTTGATAATACAGGAGTTGCTAAAACACAATTTACAGGATCGATCCCAGTTAATGCTAGTGGTTCATTCACAGGAGCTACAGGTACTATTAAAGCCGGAGCTAAATTCTATGATCAAATTGATGCTACAGATACTCAAGGATTAGTAGGAACTAGTTATGATAATATGATTGACTTATTAGCTAATCAAGATGATTACAAATTCAATATTATCTTAACTCCAGGTTTGATTAAAGATTTTCATGCTACACAATGTAATACTATTGTTACTAACACACAAACACGTGGTGATAGTTTATATGTAGTAGATTTAGTTGGATATAGCACACAAACTTTATCATCTGTAACTTCAGTAGCTAACTCAATAAATACATCATATGCAGCAACATATTGGCCTTGGGTTCAAGTACTTGATTCATCAACTGGTAAAAATGTTTGGGTTCCGGCTTCAACAGTGATTGGTGGGGTTTATGCTTATAACGATTCAGTATCTGAGCCTTGGTTTGCACCAGCAGGTATTAACAGAGGTGGATTACAAGTAATTAGAGCAGCTCAAAAATTACCTCAATCTTCTAGAGACACTTTATATACAAACAAAGTAAATCCTATCGCTACATTCCCTGGAACAGGTACAGTAGTATACGGTCAGAAAACATTACAAACTCAAGCATCTGCTTTAGATAGAGTAAATGTTAGAAGATTGTTAATTGCTCTTAAGAACTACATTTCACAAATTGCTAATACATTAGTATTTGAACAAAATACTTTAGCAACTAGAAATTCATTCTTATCACAAGTAAATCCATATTTAACATCTGTTCAACAAAAACAAGGTTTATATGCTTACAGAGTAATTATGGATGATACAAATAATACAGCAGACGTAATTGATAGAAATCAATTAATTGGTCAGATTTATATCCAACCTACAAGAACAGCTGAATTTATTTACTTAGATTTCAACATCTTACCTACAGGAGCAACATTCCCAGCGTAAGGATTAAATTAAATAATATTTATAATAAAGAATAAATAACAAAATAAACATGGCAATATTAGATCCAAACGAAATATTTTTCACAGCGTTCGAACCAAAACAACAGAACCGTTTTATTTTATACATGGATGGAATTCCGGCGTATATTATCAAAGGAGTAAACGCGGTAACGTTAACACAAGATACAGTAGTATTAAACCACATTAACGTTCAACGTTTTGTAAAAGGTAAAAGTAAGTGGGGTACTATTCAAATGACATTATTTGATCCAATCACTCCTTCAGGAGCTCAGGCAGTAATGGAATGGGTACGTTTACATCACGAATCAGTAACTGGTAGAGATGGTTATAGTGATTTCTATAAGAAAGACTTAACATTAGATGTATTAGGACCAGTAGGTGATATTGTTTCAGAATGGATCATTAAAGGTGCTTTAATTACAGATGTAAATTTTGGAGATTTTAGTTGGGATAATGAGTCAGCGGCTCAAAATATCCAATTAACTGTACAACCAGATTATTGTGTTTTAAATTTCTAAACCCCTCCCCCCGAAATACAGGATTAAGATGGCTCGCCTTTTGGCGAGCTTCTTTTTTTCTCATATATTTATATATATAAACATAGTTATAAACAAATCAAATTTATGGAAGAAAACAAATTTAAGGTCCCAACCGAAACTATAGAACTACCATCACAAGGACTTCTATATCCCGAATTACACCCGTTATCAAGCGGTAAACTTGAAATGAAATATATGACGGCGAGAGAAGAAGATATTCTAACTAACTCGGCTTATATCAAACAAGGTATTGTAATTGATAAATTATTACAATCATTAATTGTTACTAAATTTGATTATAATGATCTATTAGTAGGAGATAAAAACGCATTAATGATTGCAGCTCGTGTATTAGCATATGGTAAAGATTATGAATTTAATTATGATGGAACAGAACAAAATGCTGATTTATCATCATTAAACCCAAAACCATTAGCTCCAGAATTAAAATCAAGTAAAGGATCTAATATGTTTAATTATACTTTACCTGAATCAGGTAATGTATTAACATTTAAATTATTAACTCACGGAGATGAACAAAAAATTGATGGAGAAATAAAAGGTTTAAAAAAATTAAACAAAGACGCATCGAACGATGGAGTAGTAAGATTATGTCATATCATAACAGCAATTAATGGAGATTCAGAAACTAAATCAATTCGTGATTTTATTAATAATTACATGTTAGCTAAAGAAGCAAGATCCTTTAGACAATATTACGCTTCTATATCACCAGATATAGATTTAACATCAGCAATTATTAATTCTAAGGGTGAAGAGGAGGACATCGAAATTCCCATCACTATTAACTTTTTTTGGCCTGACGCCAGAATATAGATTTATTCTATTTACCGAAATTCATGAAATAGTATTTCATGGTAATGGTGGATATGATTGGCATACAATATATAAT